CCCGATCTCAGCCAGCGTTTCCCACATGGACGCCTTGCGCTGCTTCTCGTAGAACTCGGGTGAGGCCATCTCTTCTGCACGCGCGAGGACGCGAGCGTCGGTGGCCTTCTCTTCGTCACTACGGCCAAACCGCGACTGGAGGGCTTCGAAGATGTCCATGGGAGCCATAAGCCGCCCTTCGGCAGTGCCGATATCACGCTCGGGTACCTCTCCGCTATCCTTACTGCCGGAGTACCGGCGCAGGATGTCCTGCCCATACTGCCGCGTCTTAGGGCCGTAGCCTTTCTCGTTCGGTCCAGCAAAGTGGTAGATACCTGCGCGTCCGACATCGCCCCCGCTGAAAGCGGCGATGTCCTTCATCTGCTCGTCCATCAGGCGTTCCTGATAGGCGATACCTTCCTTCGAGCGGCCCCCCTTGCCGCTCATGAGGTCAGGGCGGTATTCCAACCCTGCGCGCTTAGCCAGCGCCCGAGCGGTATCAGGCATGAACTGGTACGCACCCATGGCACCGCTACCCTCGCGGTTCATAACACCGTAGTCACCTCCACTTTCCTGCATGAGGATAGCTTGGCGCAGGCGTTCGAGGTCAATATCACCACCATCCGAGAACGCCACGATGCCGCCACCTGCGTAGCCATCGTCAAAGCCACCGTTGGTCGGCTCGTCGAACATAGCGTCAGGCACGGGCAGGGAAGCAATACCGCCATCGGCCATACCCATCGGGGCTTCTTGCGGCATAGGCGGAGCCATACCCATTTCAGGGGGCATACCCATCGGAGGTGCCATGGGCGGCGCGCCTTGCGGGAGGCTGCCTAGTCCACCGGCAGGGAGGGGATTTACCGGGGCGGGCGGCGCACCACCCATGACCTGCTGCGCAACCGTAGCCTGAGGCATACCCTCCTGCATCTGCGCAGAGCGCATGCGGTCGATGAACATACCCGCCAGAACACCAGCAGTGGGGTCCACGATCCCCATCTGCATCGCCTGCGCGATCTTCTGCTTGTTCCCAGCGTACTCCTTGGCGATGTCCTCGGGCAACTGGATGCTGAACGGTTTAGCCATTTATATCCCTTTAACCCGCGAGTGTCCGAGCCATACCAAGCGCACCAAGACCGGTGCCGAGAACCTGCGAAGCCATCGACGGAGGCGGAGCGTAGGTCGTCTGAGTGGTGTTGAGGCCGATGGGTATGCCGCGAAGCAGGTTGCTGTACTGGCCGAGCACTTCCATCGGGTAGTCGCGCTGGCGCAGGAAGTCGGCATAAGCCTGATCCAGAAGCTGCTGCTGGAACCCACGCTGCTCACTCGCTGCCGCCGCCTGAGCCTGAAGCCGCTGGAGGTTGGCCTGCTGCTGGTACTGCCCGAGGTTACCGAGCGTCTGACCCATCTGCCCTGCAGCCTGCAGGCCAGCCAGCCCTTGTTGCGCACCAAACTGACGCGACTGCTCAGCGAGACGCTGGGCTTCCAGTGCCTGCTGCTGGTTAGCGAGTGCCGCTTGGAGACCGGTCTGAGTCCCCAACTGCTGGACCCCAAGAGCGGCTTCCAAGTTGGTACGGCCAGCGGTCATCCCCGCTGCGCGGTCACGCTCAAACTGCTGCTGCGCCTGTTCGAAGGCAGCCTGCAGGCCACGTGCACGGATGTCGCCCATCTGCTGGCCGAGGTTCTTCTCGCGCTCCATGGCAGCCAGAAGCTGACGGCTACCCCCGTAGGTGCCCTGACGGGCAGCCCCGAGGTCTTGAGTTATCTGCGCACGACGAGCATCCGAGACAGCGCTACGAAGCTGCGGCTCCAGTGCCTGCGCAAGGAACGGCGACATGTACTGCCCCGCCTGCTCGACGCCGAACATTTGGGGAGCCTGCACCGCATACTGCTGGAGCGGCCCCATGTTCACCTGCTGCGCGGTGAACTGGCTAGGAGCGTATTGCTGCCCCAGCGCCTGCCGACCCGCCTGAAACGCGAGAGCCGAACCAGTGGCGAACTGGTTGGGGGCCTGCATCCCGAGGATGTTCTGCTGGATTTGCTCCTGAGCAGGGGTGAAGCCCGTGAGACGCTGAGCATTTACAGGCTGCCCCGAAGCATCAGTGGCGCGCACCACTTGCCCAGACTGGTTCTGGGTATACCCATACGGAATGTACTGCGTATTCAGGTTAGCCTGAGCACGCTGCATCAGGTTCTCGAAATACGGGCGCGCGTACTCCGGTAGGTTCGACGTCTCCGTCTTGACGTTCTGCTGTGTGGGTGCGCTGCTGCCGCCAGCCATATTAAAGTCCTAACTCAAATTGTTGGACGATGGGTTTGTAGCCGTCCCTCTCAAACACCTTGCGCCAGCCAGCACGACCAGCGCCCTCAATGCCGTCACACCCGTTGTCTTTAGCCCACGAGCGAAGAACATCTAGCATAGGTGCCTTCCAACTGAAACCGTCGCGTCCGCCACAGAACTCAAGGAAGAGGTATTTTTTGCGGGGGTACTGCACAAAACGCGTGATGACGGCACCCTTGATGCCTTCATCGTCGAAGGCAACCCACAGCGGATAGCCGTAATCAACCACCAGAGAGTAAACGTCCTCCGGCTCGTACTTGCCCGCTGCGTACTTAAGCGCCTTCTTCAGGTAGGGCTCGACTGCGCCCCACACCTGATCGACGTACTCCGTAGGTACGAGGGAGACGGTATACTTGCTCACGCAAGCCCCCTACGCACGCCGGTGTCCTGACCGCGCTTCGCCTTCTTCCGCGCCTTGTGTGCCTTCTCCATAAGCGCATAGAGCTTCTTGGTGCCGCGCGCTTCGCTGCCACCGCCCACACGGCGCACCGCCTCCGGCGGGAAGATCACCTCGTCGCGGGCAACACGGGCTTCCTGCTTGCCTCCGATGCTGGCGCGCACAGAGTCGCTAACACCGTCACCGGGGCCGTGCACCGGACGACCACCCATGCGAGAGAGCATCTCGATACCCGCGTTGCTGCTGCCGTTACCCAGCTCGGACACGGTGCGCGCATCGACCACGAAGGAGCCGTTACGCATATTTACCGCGCCGCCCCTTGCGAACCTGTTAAACATGGACTCGTCGAAGATGGAGTACTCCACCTCCTCCGGCGACGAAGGGGCAGCGACGTAGTAGGGGCCACCGTAATTCTCGACCTGAGATGGATCGAGCATGATGGGCGGAGCGTACGGCGACGGCTGGATCGAAGGCTGCGTAATGGGCATCGGCTCCGGCATCGACACCGGAGCCGCCGGGGCAACGGGCGGCGTGTAGGGCTGGGTCGGACTAAAGACCGAAGGCGTATAGGGCTGGGCCGAATTTGCGGGAGGAGTAGGCGAGTAAGAGGGGCTCAGCTGCTCGGCGTTGTAATACGGGACGTCACCACCAGTGAACTCGGGAAGCACCTGCGTGCTCGACCCTACCGTTGCACCGGCATCGCCGTACGAGTTCATGTTGCTGGTGGACGGAGCGCTGGGGGCAACGGGGCTGCTCGGCGCAGGTGCACCGAGCCCGAGATCACCACGCAGGCGACGGATCATTGCGTCGTAACCGGCCATGTCGAAGTTGAGGCCCCCCAGCCCGCTCAGGCCGGGAAACGTGCCATAGAGGGTGCTCGTGTCGGTAAGGCCGAGGTTGCCAGCAGTGGACCGCCTACCGGCGAAGTCATGGATTACTTCCCCGCGCGAGGCAGGGGCAGGGGCAGCAGCGCCCGGAGCAGCCGCAGGCGACGTCGGGTACATCGAGGCAGTGATAGCCCCCGGATTGGTCGCGCCGAAGTATTGCACAAGCTCATCGAAGTTATCCGACGGCGCAGAGGTAGCACCGCCTTCTGCGAAACCACGCGGCTGCCCATAGAGCGGGACGGGCTCAGGGTTGCTGGGCGTGAAATATTGGAACTCCGCGCCGCCCGAAGCGCGCATCTGCTCAGGCGTCTGGTAATTCACTTCGCGCACGCCCGGCCCCATGGGGACGTAGGTGGACTTCTGCTCTGCGTCCGGATCGTATGTGGGCAGCTGGGGAGCGGTAGCTTCACTCACGGTATTGAGGAGCCCCATGCCCGCCACCATAGGAGCGGCCTTGTACGGCAGTGTGCCAGCCTTCAGGCCTTGGCGCGCAGTTTCGCCGAACTTGCTGAGGAAGCCGGACTTAGCCGCGTTACCCGCGACATTACCCGCTGCGCTACCGGCGAACTGACCAGCCGCGAGGTTGTTTAGGGTCGTAGCGCCAGCGGTCTGAGCCCCACCAACAGTCACCCCGGTGCCCGCACCACCAACAGCACCAGCACCAGCCTTCGCGCCACTCAACGCACCACTGACACCCGCAGCGCCAGCAAGCGAAGCGCCGCCGAACGCGCCGAGACCAGCCATGAGGCCTTTCTGGAGGTCACCAGTCAACGCGGTCTGCCCCGCAGCCACAACCCCCGCAGCCATCAGGGGACCAACGCCGGGGATGAGCGAGAGGCCAGCGCCCAGAAGCGTGGGCAGCAGCTTCTTCAGGAACGAGGCCTCAGGGAGACCTGTCATCGGGTTGATGGTGAGCGAGCCGCCTGCGGCCATGGCCAGCCCTTGGAGGCTATTCACCTCGTTCGGGGTCATGTGGACCAGCATAGTGTCGTCGCCGCGCCCCATGCTCTGAAGCTGCTGCGCCATCGGGTTCTGCGTAACCGACAGACCGCTCAAGGCGGGGAGACCGCCAGTGGTGCCGGGAACCGGCGTACCAAGCTGCGGCTGGCTGGGCATGGTCACGGAGTTTTGCATTACGGTCCTACCTTGTTTGTACGCTTATATCGCCAACTTGCCCAAAACCAAAGACCGGAAGTGGTGCAACCCGCGTCACTGGCGGGAATTGTGCCGAGACATGCGTAATGCCTATAATCGCAGACGGCGTAGCCGGGATCGCGGGGGTCACACCGGGGCTGGCAGCAACGGCTGGGAAGTGCTCAATGGACACGCCTATGTTCTCGACGCGCCACATAATCTCAATGTAGCCATTGTCCGCAGGGATATCGACCACGATGGGCGTCACAGCAATAAGGTGCGAGGGGTCACCCGCAGATTTACGTGCCGCGATGGTAAACCGGCTGTTGGAGTTGGGGATGTCAGTCCCGTTGTACCGCAGCCAGATGTCGATGTCCTGCTGGTCGTTAGTCGTATTCTTGAACTGGATGCTGTAGGACACGTTGTAGATGCCCTGCTGCGCAAAGGTGATGCGCGAGTTGCTGACGATGGAGATGCCGTTGGGGAACTCGTCAGTATTGAGAGTGAGCGCATAAGCAACCGCCACGCTAGCAGCAGTCTGGTCTTGGTTGCTCGTTAGCTGGTTGTACGGCACCGATACGAACCGCCCGTCCCCGTGGAGGAAGTCGGCATAGACCATGTTGGCCATGATCTGGTTGGAAATCTGTGCACCGTTCCGGTGCGCGTAGGTGTTGAGGTAGTCGGCAAAAATGCGGTCGGAGACCTGAGTATCAATGTCCGCTGCCACCGCGTTCAGGGTGGTCACGTCGAGCGACGTGGCGTCGATCTCAGTTCCGCTGAAGCTACCCCCAATGAAGCGGTCCGCAGAATACTGCTCCGCGTTGTTAGCGGCGCGGGAGTCCAGCTGCGAGAAGTAAGTCTCCAACACGCGGATCACCTGCCGCAAGTACTGCGGGTCGTACTGCGCCGGAGGGTTCGGCAGCGGAGAGGCTCTGAACTTATCGAGTGCCATCGGGCCGTGCATCCAGACGGGGAGCACCGAGCTGCCAGTTTACACCCAGCTGGTCGGACATGATCTTGAGGGCCATCTGACGGGCGCGGGCGCGCACGAAGACCTGATCGGTGTAGACGCCGACGGGGTTCTCAATGACACGCTGCGAGTCCGCAGGGTCCGCACGGAAGGAGCTACCGGGGAAGTTACGGGGGCGCACCTGAAGCGTGATCTCAGGTGCTTGGGTCTGCGACCCAGCGAAGTCGATATCCGGCAGGATGCGACGCGTCAGGAGGAACTTGTCGCCATCTTCAAGGTCGAAATCGTTCGATTGGATGTAGGACTCCATGGGCAAGCCATCGTCGTCCACCCCGACCTCATGGTCGTAGATGTACCCGGCACCCGTCGTGATCGGATCGACGCTGGAGTTGATCGGCGTGTTGGCCCCGATGGGGAGCTCGCGCAGCGGGGTGTCGAGCCACGCAGTGCGCTCAATCGTGCCGTAGTACCAGATGCGTTCGAGGTGGTTATAGACCACGTAGGAGTCGTTGTAGTCCGCTTCGCCGCTCGGGTAGAACCACCAGATTTCGTTCCACTGCTCATTGGTGCCGCACACAACCTGCTCGGCTTGGCCGTAGTTAAAGTTGGCGAACACGTGGTTGCGCAGGGAGCAGGGCAGCGTCTCGACGCGGCCCGTGTAGGCGTAGAACTTGTCCTGACCCATCCAGTAGGTGATGTTGGCTGCGGATGCCATGCACCTCGGAGACATGATCGAGATGTTGTCCGCGTATTCCTGCAGCCCGAACACGTCGGTCGTGCCGAGGAACTGGAGGGTGTAGAGGTTGGTGTCGGTCCAGACGAGGATTTCCTGACGAGTCGGCAGCCCGCGAACGATACGCGAGCCGCGCGAGACGCGCAGGTCGCCCGCAGTATTAGTCTGCGTCGGAGTCCAGTCACCGGGCGTATCTTGGTCGGCCCAGCGGATCAGCAGTGGATCGAAGTCGTCAGGATCAACCGAACCGAACGGCACTGCACCGAAGGCGATAAGGTGCTTGTCCTGCTGGGAGACCAGCAGCTGCATGATCTGGATGGGTACAGCGCTGCCCGAATAGCCTTCGGCTATCGCATAGTCCACGAGCCGGATGGCCTTGGTGTTGAGGGCACTAGCAGGGTCAAGCTGCGTACCGCGCGCCCACCAGTAACCCTCGCCGTTGCGGATGTTGCCCACAAGGTCGTTGTCGAAGTTGTCGAACCACCAGTCGCGCTGCGGAAGAAGGATCGGATTGTTGGTAGTGCCGAGACCCCACGCATCGCGCCCCCAAGCACCAGCGCCCCAGCCGTAGCCTGCGGTGGTAATGGCGTTGCCCGGCTCCACTTCGAAGTCGATATCAATCGCCGTGCCGCCAGCGGCGCTCACAGTGGAGGTTGCAGCAGAGGTGACCGTGAAGGAGAAAGAGTCCGCATCAATGACGGTGATCTGGTGGTTACCGTTGATCTGCGAGATGGGGATACCCCCCACCGTCTGCGGGATACCGGAGCCTACAACGCCACTGATGACCACATAGCTACCAGTGACCGCACCGTGGGTCGTCCCGAGGTTTACCACGACGGTGGTAGAGCCGTTAGTGACGTTGATGCAGTTGTTCGTGTCGGGCGACGACAGCGTCGGGTCCACCGTGCGCAGCGGTGTGATGTCGGAGAAGTTACCCGCAGTCTCGATGTAGAGCTTCGAGTTGGTCCCAACCGCAAGGAAGTTGTCGCTGTAGGAGGTGATCCAGCTCCACATCTGACGGCACACGCCATCGAACGGCTGCGCAGAGCCCTTCTGCCAGCCACCCAGCTTCTGCGGATAGCCCGAGCGGAACCTGATCTTGTCGCACTCAAACCAACCACCCTCGCCGGAGTAGTTGGTCTGGTCGCGGTTGAGGCCGGGTTTGAACTGGAGCTTGATGAAGGCCATTAGATCACCTCGGCGACTAGGTCGATAGTGGCGCTATCAAGTACGGTAGTGGTCCCTGTGCGGCGGATTTCTACCGTGAAGTTACAGGAGCTCGACCCCGCGCCGGACCGGACTACACTCCAAGTACGACTGGTGGAGAGCGCCACCCACGTACCTGTGGTGCCGGAACTAAGAGACCCAGAATTAACAGTGACGCGCGCCTCGTAGTTCCCAGCAGCCGAAGTGGGCGTACACCACTGTTCCAGCGTAGTAGGGCTACCGTTAACAAGGCTTTCAACTTGGCCGTTGGAGTTAAGACGGTACGCCGCCGTCGCGTCGTCGGGCGCAAAGCTCAGCGCGAAGATACTCTGGTTCGATATAGAGATCACGACATTGCTGGTGCCGTAGAAGTTACGGATGCTGATCGTGCCCGAGGAAGGAACAGCCCCGTACGTGCCCGTGGTGCCAGCGGGGACAAAGCTACCACCAGCGTAGTACTCACTCAGCGAGATGGGGTTGGTACCGCCAAACTCGGTCTGGATGTCGTTCAGCGAGAGCGGGCCGCTAGAGGGTAGGGGCATTAGATACTCCCGTACGCAGTGACGTTGTTCTTAGCAGTGAAGTTACCGGTGCTGTCCAGCACGGCAATGGTGGTGCCGTTATACTGGAAGAGCAGGTTGGTGCCCGACTGCACAACCGAGAAGTTTGCCGCAACGAGGTTGGCAGCGTTCGTGGCGTTGGTAGCCGTCGCGGCGTTGCCCAGAATGGAGATGTTCCACGTGCCGCTCGCGTTGCCGCCAGTGGAGGACGGCGCGTCGATGGAGACGCGGAAGTCCGGGGCGTCTTGAAGGGTGACGGTGTTGTCCGCGTTAACACGGAAGAACCGGATCGAGTTGGGGCTTGCCAGCGTGAAGAGCGCATTGCCGACCGTAGTCGCGCCAAGGTTGGTGCGCGCAGCGGAAGCGGTCGTAGCACCGGTGCCACCACCCGCAATAGCCAGAGTGCCCGACAAGCTGAGAGTGCCAGACGTGGTGATCGGACCACCCGAGAAGGACAGGCCGCTGACGCTGCTGCTTGCGTTGACAGAAGTAACCGAGCCGCCGCCCCCACTGCCGACCGGGACGCCGTTGACGAAGAGGCCCGTAGCATTGATGGTGCCCGCACCCTGAGCGCCGCCAGTGGGCGAGCCGACGGTCAGACCGCCAGAGGGGCTGAGCGACGTGATGTCGGTGTTAGCGCCCGAAGCCGCAGCACCCAGAGCGGTGCGCGCATTAGCAGCAGTCGTCGAGCCCGTACCACCGTTAGCGATAGGCAGGGTGCCAGTGACCTGCGAGCTGAGGCTGATGCCCGACAGAGTGCCACCAAGGGTCAGGTTACCCGACGAGGTGACGGTGCCCGTGAGAGTGAGGCCATTGACCGTGCCGGTGCCCGCCACGCTGGTAACAGTACCTGCGCCGAGGTTGGAGCGAGCAGTAGCCGCATCGGTTGCGCCAGTGCCGCCGTTGGCAACGGGAAGAGTGCCAGTGACCTGCGTGGACAGGTTCACCCCAGTGAGCGCACCGCCCAGCGTGAGCGAGCCGGAGGAAGTAACCGTGCCCGTCAGGGTCAGGCCGTTGACCGAGCCAGCCCCAGAGACCTGAGTGACCGTACCGTTGCCGGTGCCTGCCCCCAGATTAGCACGTGCGGTAGCCGCGTCAGTAGCACCGGTCCCCCCGTTGGCGATGGACAGCGCCGTGCCAGACCAGTTGGAGTTGTTGATCGAGTTGAGGGTAGCAAGGCTGCCCAGACCGAGGTTGGTGCGCGCCCCGGCAGCATCAGTAGCGCCAGTACCACCGTTCGCCACCACGAGGGCGGTACCCGACCAGTTGGAGTTGTTGATCGACGAGAGGACGGCAAGCGAGCCGAGGCCGAGGTTGGTCCGCGCATCGGCAGCCGTCGAAGCGCCCGTGCCGCCATCCGCGATAGCGAGGTCGGTGATCCCAGTAATCGAGCCACCAGTGATGGTGACAGCGTTAGCGTTCTGGGTGGACATGGTGCCCAGACCCAGCGCGGTGCGCGCACCCGAGGCGCTGTTAGCGCCCGTACCACCATCGGCCACAGCAAGCGGAGTGCCGAGCGTCAGCGACGAGAGATGGGTAACGGCATTCACCACGTTGGTGCCGTCCGTGTAGACCCACATGGTCTTACCAGCCGGGACAGTGACACCGGTGCCCGCAGCAGTCTTGACGAGGACGCTGTCCGCGCAGTCGTTCTGGATGATGTAGGGCTTCTCAATGGGCGGCACCACGAGGTTGCGGGTGGCCCCGCCCGTCGTCCCCGTGCAGCGCAGGCGCAGGTTGCGCGCCGTCTGCGAGGCGTTGGTGTCCGTGAGAGTCAGCGTGACGTTAGCACTGGCGAAGGTCACATCAGCCGAACCAACGATAGCCTCCTCGATAGCCGTGCCGAGGTTGGTGTTGGTGACGTTACCCCACGTGGTGTTGTTCTCACCAGTAGCCATCAGCTGGATTTTGAGGGTGCTGTACGTACTCGCCATCTTCTGTCCTTACGTCGGTATCTGTACCCAGACGACGGTGTTGCCGTCGTTCACCTGAACCCATTCGCCCGCTTGGGCGTCATTAACATTCGTCCAGCCGGGACTCTGACTATCATCAACCTCAGTCCAACTACCCGCCTGTGAGTCATCAACTGGTTGCCAATTTGCGTTCTGGTTGTCGTTGATGACGCTCCAGATTAGCGGCGTAGTAACCGTTCCGACGGCTTGTACACCAACCAACAGTACTTTGGAACTACCTACGACCGTAGGCGCAGTGACCGCTCCGGTGGCGGAAACACCAGTAACCAGCACGTCTTTGCGGATGCGGACAGCAACCGAGCCGAGTGCAGCTACACCCGCAACGCCAGTAAGGGTTACGACCGCATTGGCCGAGGTAGCCACCGTCCCGACCGCGCCCTGTACTTCCAAGCCGGTAACAGGTACGTTGGTCGCAGCCTGTGCAACGGCAGTGCCGACCTCGCCAGTGGCTTCCACCCCGGTGACGGAGAAGTTGGCTGTGCCGCTGATGACCACAGCGCCGGTAAGGCCGTTGGCCTCAACGCCCGTGAGGAACACGTTGGTGATCGACCGCGCGTCAACCGTGCCGGTCTCGCCAGTTGCGAAGACACCGGTCGGGAATACGCCGACACCCAGCGAAAGAGCTACGGTGCCGATCTCGCCGGAGGCGGAGACACCAGTAGTGACGGTATTGGAAGCTGCACGGACAAGCACCGTGCCGACCGCGCCAGAGGCTTCGACACCGGTCAGGACTACGCTGTTCTTGGCCGAGACTTGGACGGTGCCGATCTCACCGTTCGCCGGGTCTTCAAAGACGGGGACCGAAATGCTGCCGCCAGCAGCAACGCCCACGCCATCGTCGATGGCTTCGGCAGACACACCGGTCAGTTCGACTAGAACCCGGTTAGTCTCGTTAATATCCGCAAAGGCGGAGGAGGCGAAAGGAGAGAAACCGAACATCAGTGACCCTCCTTCCGGTTAGGGGTTATACTAGCAGATTACGAACCACCAAGGAACTGCGACAGCGTGCCCGCAATGGCGGCGATACCGGCGAGGATAGCGGCGGCTTTGACCTTCCAGCCCTTTGCGGGGGCGGCCTCTTCCAAGGGGAGGATTTTCCGGGCGGCTTGCTCGGCCAGCTTGTCCTTGGCGATGCCGCCGATGAGTTTCTTCAGGTTCATGGTATTCTCCCTAGAGCCAAGCAGCGTACTTCTTGGTCTTCTGTTTGCGGTCTTCGAGGCCATGAGTGCCCCCGTTGATCCGCTTGGTCAGCGCGAGGATCGCGCTGTCTGTGATGCCCTGATCGCAGATCGACCAGAGCTTGTTACGGTCGAAGAACCACAGGGCGCTCTCGATGGCCAGTTCCCCGGCTACGAGGTCCGGGTTGTCCATGATGTCGGGGCGGTTGATGTACTCCGACAGCGCCTTGTAGTTGTCGTGGCCGGTGAGTTGGAGGAAGCCGCGCCCCCTGAACTTCCACCCGTCGCCACTGCTCTCAGGGCCGTTGCCCATGCGGTTGGCGTAGACGCGGTTGGCGATAGCCTGCGGCTTGCGAGCGTACTGCGCGGCCAGCGCATCGGTCGGGAAGTACTTGCGGAAGATGCCCCGCAGCCCCTGCGCGCTGTAGTTGAGGTTCTCGCTGGTGGCACGCCAGTTGCCGCTCTCGTGCGCGCACTGGGCGAAGAAGTGGGCACCACGGTTGCGGTTCAGCTTGTAGTAGGCGCAGGCAGCCTTGAGCGTGCCGGGGCCGAAAGCCCCGTCAGCCGTGACCCCGATCTTCTTCTGGAGGTTTACGAGGCTCACTTGTCCTTTTCCTTGTTCCATAGCTCGAAGAGCGTCTTGATCTTCTCCTCCGCCACGCCGAGGCGAACGTCCATCTTGGCGAGGATAATCGTCAGAGAGATGAACGCCAGAACGACCGGCCAGATTTGGCCGATCAGTTCGACGGTGGAGAGATCACCAGCCATTTACGCCCCCGGATTGCGCCAGTCAGGGAAGTCGTTCTCGTCAACAACGCCGTCACCATTCGCGTCATACCGCAGATCGTTGCGATACTTCTCCCAAGGCTCCATCTCGTCGTCCTCTTCGGGAGTGTCGATGAAGACAGTCGCGTTCGGATCGTCATAGGTCTTGGGCGCTTCAGGCTCCGGCGTGGGTTCCAGCGCAGGCTCTTCCGGCGTAGTTTTGCCGCCGACGTTATTCAGGCTTAGACCGCCTAGCAGGCCGACGAACGCACCAACGATGGTGTTGAACGCAGGACCGATGATTGAGAAGATTTCGGCGTTGTCCACGTCATGCGCAAACAGGCCAAACATCAACGTGGCGATCACGGCCACCATAATCATCGCAAGGGTCACAACGGTGACGCGCAAAATCCACTCGACGGTATCGAGCGCACCGGGTTCCTTGCTGCTAAAGACGTCCAAGATTTTCATTACGTAGGTGCTCCACCAATCTGCTTCTGAGCCTGCTCGAAGACCTTAGCGATGACCGGGTGCGCCACGCGGTGGGGCAACTCGCCAAGAGCCGCAAGGATGGTATTAACCTCTTGGACACTAAGCGTGAGCTTAACTTCCGGCGGGGTCTGCTTGTCTACGTCGAGCTTATCAAGTTCAGGATTACTCATTACATTTTTCCTTAGTCGCTGCGGAAACAGGGGTTATTCGGCAGGGGTGGGGGTCGGGGTCGGGGTATCCCACGGGAAGTCGCCGTTCGGAACTTCCACGACAGGGTCCTTAATCAGGGCGATCTGCTTCATGATCTGCGCATCGACGTGCTCCTTGTAGGAGCCGACAACAACCGCCTGTATCCAACCCAGCACGTCGGCCTCGGTCAAGTCTTCGTAGGGGATGAAGGTAGCCGGATCAACGGTCGAGAGCGGGAAGGGCGTAGCGCCGTTAAACGTGCCGCTATCGCCATCTTCATCCGTGCCCGTGCAGGTCCACGTGGTCTGAACAACGACGTTGTCGATGCCGAGGGCGATGTCGGTGGTCTTCTTCAAGGACGTGACCGCCCAAGTGTAGGTGAGAGCCATGTTACTTTCCTTCCAATTCTGCCACGCGGGCAGTGAGTTCCTTGACCGCCTCAATCAATACACCGACGAGGTTACCATAGGCAACCGAGAGCGTGTCGTCGTCTCCGACGCCCTGCTGGACCACTTCCGGTAGCACTTCGAGCATCTCCTGTGCGATCACGCCGACGTTGCGGTTCTCAGTGTCAATGCGCGTGTAGCGCACGCCGCGCATCTTGGAGACAAGCTCCAGCGCGCCGTCGATGGTCTCGATGTCCTTCTTGAGGCGGATGTCCGAGTAGGCGGTGACGTTACCGGCCATCGTCAGGTTGCCGCTCATGTCCATCTGCAAGCGGTTAGCCGCAGCCGACCGATGGAACGCCATCATCGCCCCGTTTGAGGGGTCCCCCATGATGTTCAGCCCAACGCCAGACGAGGCGTTGACGCTGCCGAAGCCGTTAATCTGCGAGTAACCGTTCAAATTCAGGTAGAAGAACGAGTTGTTGATGTCGTAGAAAATGGGTGCCCACACCGCAGCGTCAGTCTGCCAATCCCCGCCATCAGTGCACCACGAACCCCAGCCGCCAGCCTGCGTCAGGAAGCCAATCCGGTTGCTGTTGCAGTGGATGACGCGCTGACCTTCGTCAGCATCCTGCATATAGATGTAGGAGGCGTTATCCACGCCAGCTTCACCCACAATGAGGTCACCACGTGCAGTGATATTCCCGGCGGTAATAATTGTGCTTACGAAGCTTAAGCCGGTAGGGTCGAGGTAAAAGCCAGTGTTGTCGCTGTCGTAGAAGATCGGACCGCGAATGTCGGATAGAGATTGGATCGTGCCGTCTACGAGTAGACGGACGTTAAAGTCGCCGCCGCTGGAGCCGCCAATCCCGTGAATACGGAAGTCGCCCTGCGGCCCCTGATCGGTCGTGTTGAAGACCGTGATCGACGGGAAGTTGCCCCAAGCGCGGTCATAGGCCACGCGCTGGTTGATGTTCTGGAACTTGAAGAGGATCGAGTCGCTGTTGGGGTCGCAGTAGTAAGCAGTGTTGTCGAGGTCGTAGTAAATTGGCGAACGCGTTGCGGTGTTAATCTGGGTCCCTGCGCTTGTACCACCGTGTAGGATCAGCAGCGCAGCCGAGTCTTGCGCAATGCCATCGCGCGCTATGATGCGCGTCTGGGCATAAGTCAGACCGCCTTGGTTTAAGTAAAGGTAACCAGTGCCGCCAAACATCCACCCTGAACCGTCGCTGCCAGCATATACGCTGTTGCTGCTGGCCATATTGATGCGCGACAGGTTAACGGTGTTCAGGACCGAGGTGCTGGCGGGGTCGAGGTAGAACGCAGTGTTCTGGCTGTCGTAGAAGAGCGGGGCGCGGCAGTCTTGACCCGCGATAAGAAGCCTACGCGCGGTAAGGTCGCCTTGACGCACGTCGATCCATGCCGCGTTCTCACCAATGGGGACAGTCTGCCCAGAGATTGACGGGCCGAAGCCGATGCCGAACCACGACTGAAGCTGGAGGTTGGACAGCGTGCTGCTCGCGCCGTCAGAGTTTCTCCCACGGATGAACTGGGCGTTTGCCGAGCCGCCGAAAGCAACCCCACCACCGGAACTGGTATCGTTAGCGGAGACAGATACTACATTAAGAACCGAGGTGCTGGCAGGATCGAGGTAGAACGCAGTGTTGTTGCTGTCGTAGTAGATCGGTGCGCGGATATCGACGTTGGCGGTGACGTTGCCGCTGCTGTTGATGCGCATGCGTTCGGTGTTGCTGGTGGCAAACACCATCGCGGCGGCTTCTTTGTTGACCAGCCAGAAGTCTGAACCGGACAGGTAGAGGTGCGTGCCATCGTCAGAGGTAACGCCCGTGGTCGGGTTGCTCCACTGTATCTGAGGCTGGGTGCCGTTGATTTGGAACTGCACGGTGGGCGCGCTGGTCCCAAGGCCCAAGTTGCCGCTGCTGTCGATGCGCATACGTTCGCCGTTGATGCCGCCGAACACATAGCCGGTGAAGCCACTCTGCGAGCCGTAAAAATCAAGCAAGCCGGTGCTGGCGTTGCGTCCAATGCGATATTCTTCTGTTCCAGCAGTGCGCAGGCGAAGCTGGTCAGACGTGGTCCCCTGAATGTCGAGCCGCGCACCCGGCGAAGTCGTCCCGATCCCGACGTTGCCTTCGAAGTAGTTGGCCGCAGTACCAGCGGCGTAGAAGTTCCAGCGACCCGTGCCCGAGGCGATGTTGCTGAAGAAGCCGTAGTTGTTGGTAGCGCCGGTCAGGGTGGACTGGGCGAGGAAGCCGTACTGATTAGTGACTGCGGACGTAGCGCCGATGGTGCTCTGCGACGCGCTAAAGTGGGTCAGAGAGCCCAGCGTGAAGGCCGCAGCCGCCGTAGACGGGAACGTACTGAACAGTTGTGCGCCGCCGGTGACATCAGACTGGACAACTTGGTTATTGTAGACGCCAAGCCCTTGGGTCGCACCCGTAAGGTTCTTACCGATCCTGAGCGTGGTACCGTTGGAAGCTGCGCCGCCGATGCCAACCTGACCTGCGCTATCGATGCGCATGCGCTCGGTGCCGGTCAGCGTGGTGTTGTTCGCCGCCGTGTAGAACTGAAGGGCGGTAGCTGCGTTCAGTGTGCCGAAACCACCACCGATAAATACCGTGTTTGACGCAGAAAGAGAGCTAACGCCCATCGCAAGGATAGGGCTTTGCGCGTTGGTGAAATGGCCCGTACCGATCACGCCGAACTTGTTCGTCGCGTCGGTGACTACATCCTGAAGGCGAAGCTGCGCGTTAAGCGTTGAGTTGACGACATGGACGCGGGCGGCTGGTGCGCTCGTCCCGATCCCGACGTTGGCGTTGCTATCAATCCGCATGGCCTCAACTCCACCTTCGCTGAAGGCAAGCGTGTCCGCAGCGGGCGACCACATCCCGGTGTTGAGGTCACCGGTGAAGGTGTAAGAGGGCGTGCCAACCGCGCCGAGGCCGTTGGTGATGCTGGTGGCGCTGGCAGCGCCAAGGGTCGGTGTGACGAGGGTCGGGCTGGTGTTCAGCACCACGGAGCCGGAACCGGTCGAGGTGGTTACGCCCGTGCCGCCGTTGGTAACGCCGAGAACAGCGGTACCCGCCGCGATAGTCGCCCCGTCCTGATAAACCGCCTCATCAGACGGATAGGTGACGAAGACGTCCTTCACGCCAGCAGCGAAGTCCACCAGCGCGTTGGCGTTACTCGACTCCAGCACCGTGTTGCGGGCGAGGGTCGGACCCGTAGACGAATAGGTGCCGATGCCGACTTCCCACTGGGAGCCAGCATTGATCGTGTAATAGGTGGTGTTGCCGTTCCCGATTACCGAGAAGTTCTGGTAGCCGGTCGGAGCGGTCCCGCTGAGCGTAACCGTGCCAGTACCAGTCGTAGTGGTGGTGTCGCGGACACGGTCAGCGAGGACGAGAGGCATTACATAAGGTTCCGCAGCTTGTAGGTGGTGGTGAGGTAGACCTCGGTCACACCATCAATCAGGTTGGCTACCGCCCGGTTGCCCTTGCAGACCTTCTCGTGGTTCTTCTCGATCCACTGAGCGTCCTCGACGAGGATCATCAGGATGTCCTCAGCCTTGGTCTTGGGGGCCGGAATGGTACCCACCAACTCGAACGCGCCCTGATATGCCTCCACGAGCTTATCCAGAGCCTCGATCACCTCATCGTAGAACTCGCCCAGCGCCACATGCCGCGCATAGCCACCCACCCCCTCGGCACGCCAGTGCTCGAAGTGGGCCACGTTACGGGCGTAGAAGACGCGGGCGATGAGTTCTTCGATCATTACGCGATCCGGATAATGGCGGTCGTGTTGGTAGCCGTCGGGAAGATGATGGTGAAGTCACCGTCCGTCGAGGTCTTGTCCGAGCCGAAGTCCAGCGAGCACACAGCCGCATTGGTCAGCGTGGTGTTCGCGTTCGAGTTAGCCGACGGCGTGTTGTTGTAGATCAGCGCGCCGCGAGCCGTGATCGTCGCGTTCGGGAAGGTGAGGTCCGCGAAGTCAGTGAAGCCAGTACCGGTCGAAGCGTTGTTGTTCGACGTGACGACCCCGAGGCGCGTCAGCGTGCCGCCACCAGCGGTGTAGTTGGTGCCCGACGACGAGACCTCATTCGACGAGGTGTACGCCGTGGTGTTGGCGTCCAGCGAAGCCGACGAGGTGTACAGAGCGAGCTTGAAGGTGTCGCCGCCAGTGGCGCGGAAATCGTGCACGGCGAGCATAAGCTCGGCCTTGAAGCTGGTGGCCATCGCTTGGGTAATCGGCATATCAGTTACCTTCCAAATACCTGACCGCTGCGGAAAGGCGGTCTGTGTCATCGTTGAACAGCCCAAGTCCCCGATTGCACTTGGTACACAGCAACCCACGAACGACGCCCGTGGTATGGCAGTGATCTACAGCAAAAAACTTGGTACGGCTACTCGGAACCGTAGCTCCACAGATAGCGCACCCACCACCTTGAGCCGCAAGCATCTGCTCATAATCCTCTACGGTGATGCCGTACTGATTCTTAAACTTGCTACGCCGTTCAATAGCCAGCATGTGCTCGCGGTTGCCGATGCGCCGCTCTCGGTTGTAGGCTGCCTTACAAGGCGTGCACTGGGATACCAGCTTGCCCGGACGATAGGTACGCCTGCGAGTAAAAGCTTCTGAGGGCTTTACCTCGTTACAAATAGAGCAGGTGCGCTCTTCCATGGTTACGCATCCAAGATCGGGATCAACTCTGGATGCCCCGCCTGTTTGAACTTGTTAACCAGAGTCACGTTATGCGACCGCACAGCCTCGTGCATGTACTGGACGAGCACCTGACGGATGTTGTCCTTGAAGGCTTCGGCCTGATCGCGGATAGCCGGATGGGTGTGGCTACCGACGTAGATGATCTTGTCGAGGGCGCGCTCAGCGATCTCCTCAGGCGTGAACCCACGCCCTTCGGTCGCCATGACCATCACGTTCCCGACGTCGCTAAGTCCGTTGAACATCGCTTACCTCACCGGATACCGGACTTGACCTGAGCGGTACATATCCTGCCTATTCTTGCCGTCGCCAAGCTGCTTGAGCAGGCCCATAGCCTCATCGTACCGCTTCTGGTACTGCGCGATCACATCGGCCTCACCCTTCATGAAGGTATAGGCTTCCAGCAACGCCCCGTAGAGGAGCGCGCTGTCGAAGTTGTCGCCCAGCCACGACGTACCCGCAGTCACGATGGACGGCGGGTAGTAGAAGTAATGGAGCTCGACGGCGTAATTCGCATCCGGCGTCGGGCCGAGGATGTACGAGTTCTCATCGAAGTAGGCGTAGCAATACGGCAGCCCAGTGTCGTTCGGGTTGGGGTACGCCTGCCGGATGAAGTTCACATCCTTGTTGAGCAGATACTCGTAGTTACCGTCCCCATCGACCACAGCCAGCGAGAAGTTGGCGAGCCAGTCCGAAGGCACCGAGAGGTACTTGTTCCCGGAGGTGACGTTGCCGGTCACGTTTCTGCGCAGGTCCAGAAGCTGGACCGTGTTGAAGATGCGCTGCTCGGCCTCTTGGATGAAGGTATCAACCTGCTCCTTCGAGGTGAGCGTGACCGTCCCCGTCCCCGCAGAGTCACTCCACGAGGTGTTGGGGAAGTCGTTCTCGACGTACCCCTTGATGGTCTCGAACAGCTGCGCGTAGTTCATCAGCCCATCTTCTTGCTGTGCCCGGTACCCTTAGTAGCCGCACCCGTGCCACGGGTCTTCTGCGTCTGGGTGTTCGCCACCTTGTTCGGATAGCCGTTGTTGCCCATCGGGGCAGTGTACGGCTTCGGCATCTTCTTGCTCTCAGCCATTCTTGTTGACCTTCCCCATATCCTTCACGGGCTTCTTGCCCGACTTCTGGTTGGCAATCTTAGCCAGATTGCGACCCAGCTTCTTCATCTGCTCGTTGGTTTTGCCGCCTTTAGCCATCACTTTACTCCGTCTGTACAGTCACGGTACCAACCGCACCCTGCGCTTCTAACACATTTACGAGCCCCGACAAACCCAGAGGATCGTTGAGGCCAACGGGGTTCCAACCCCACTGAATGATCCGGCTACCGTCGCTCGGATTGCCGTTCGTATTGAGGCCCGCTTGGAAGTACGTCGTGTCCGGACGCGGGTTGCGCAGCGCCTGAGGGTCATCAACCGGGTACATGCCCAGCTGCAGCTGAGGCTGATCGGGCTCCCAGCACTCGGGGCACACGAGGATGTTCACGTTCTTGGTCTTGATGACCAAGCTACGCAGCTGCTTCAGCTTAAAGCGAAACCCGCAGCGGTCACACTGCGAGATTGCGTACTTACCAGAGGCGAACCTATTAGGCACAACACCTCCTTAGAAGAACATCTGACGCGGGGCGATCCGCAACGCGGCCTTCTCACGGTCCTCGTCAGCAGCCTGCTGCCACAGCTCCTCGTACTCCATCTTGAGCATCTGGCTGCGCTCCAGCGCGCCGGGGAGCTTCTTGGACAGGTGGTAGGCCAGACCTGCCACCATGCACGGGAGGAAGCGGAACGGGATGTCCTGCGTCGTAACGCCGTTGCCAGCGTCTTGGATGCGCCGAAGCCGCCAGTAGACGAAGGTGTAGTAGTTGCTCTGTTCCGGCGCAGGCCAGACGTTGATCTGCGGCTCCCGCACGCCGGTCACCGGGTAATCCGCACCCGACTGCCGGTTGATCCACACCTGAATGGGGCGACCCTGAGCGTTCTTGTTCGGGATCGTCGCGTAGGTATCCACGCTGATCCGCGTGATGTTGATGTCGGTCTGCCCCTGACCGGTCTGGGTACGGACCACGTGTTCCAGCAGGTCGATGGTGTCCACCGGCAAGTCGTAGGTGATCTGCCCTTGGTTCAAGGCGATCTGACCCTGCTCGATGGTCCACAGGTTGATGCCCCGGTTGGCCCACTCGATGGTAAGCAGGTTGAGGCTGCGCCGCGCCGTGCGGAAGTCATAGCCGGTACGCAGCTCGGCACCGCAGCGCTCGAACGCCTCCTCAATGAGCTCATTGAGGTTCAGATTAAATGCTGTGTTGCCGCTCGTCGTCACCGGAACCTCGCTGTCTTCTTGGCGATGGTCTTGGGCTGCTTAACGAACTGCTTGCCCTTGGCCGTGCCTTCACGCTTGGCCTTGGTTGTAGCAGCATACTCGGAAGATGTCAGTGCCTGCCGCGCCTTCTTCGGAAGGTACCGTTCGCCGGTAGCCTTGGGGCCTTGGGTCGAGGGCTTGCCGGACTTGGTACCCCACTCCTCATCCGTCCACTTGGAGAGGGACTTCTGAGCCTTGGTCTTGGGGCCGCTGTAGCCGCCCCCCGACTTCTTGTAGCGCTGGGTCGCAAGCTGAGCCTTGCGCGCGGACCACTGACCCGGCTTGCCGCCTTTGTCGCCAGCCTTCACAGCCGCAACAATGCGCTTCCACTTGGGTTCGTCGGTCCGCGCCACCTTACTTCTTCCTCAGCTTCGCCAGCGTCTGGGCAAAGCGCGCACGCTGCCCGAGCTTGCCGGGGGCCTTAGCGGCCTTGGCTAACTTCCCTGCCGGGATTTTCTTTCCCTTAGCAACGCCAAGCTCCGCACGGAGTGCGCCGGGCTTTTTGATCGCCTTTTGGATGAACTTGGCTTTGCCACCCTTCGCGTATACCGCGACGTCATCAGGGTTGTCCTTCCGCTTGATGATCTTCTTGCCCGGCATCTTGGACGGCTTCATGTCGCCCATACCCCGTGAGGCACGCATTAGCAGGTCTTCCCGCCGCGCTTGTAGCCAGCCTTACCACCCATGGCCATCTTGACCATCTTGGTGTGGGTCTTGCCCTTGGTAGCGCAGCCGTCGGCCTTCCCGACCGTGCCGCCCTTGGCGTACTTCTTCATCGCACGGCCCATGGTGTCAGCCGACTTCTTCTTCATGGCGTTACCCGCCTTGCTTGCATGCTTCATAACCTTACCTCCTTTAGCGCGCTTGGGCATAATAGCTTCACGGGCCTGTTCGCGGTTGCCACGCTCAACAGCACCTTTCTGCAGGTCTTCAGCCGTCATCGACGGCTTCTTCGGTTTCGTAGTGGGCCTCGTGTAGGGCTTTTTCTTAGGGGCTCCATCGAGCGGCACGCGCAGGAAGGGCTTACCCTCAACTTCGGGACGACGGTTCATATCACTTCTTCCTCTTCGCTTTGGTCTTGCCGCGCAGGGCAATCCCGTCGATCTTGCCGCCTTTGGCGTACTTCTTCACCTTGCCGCCCTTGGCGTTGGCTACGCCGCGCGCCTTGTCGTCGGCCTCGCCGCGCGCACGGATGTGGCGGAAAATACGCTCCGGGCCAGAAAGCAGGTTCCTGAGCGTGCCGCCCAGCTCGTTGATCTGCGCCTGTTGACGGCGAGACGAAGCCTCGATCATCTTTACCCCGGCGGACTTTTCCTTAGCAGGGGTAGGGGTAGGAGTGGGGGTGGGGGTGGGGCGCTCCCTCTTCGGACGAGTTACTTCTGCCTCAAGCCGCCGGAGTGCAGCGGCATCGTAAGCAGGGCTCTTACCTGCGCTACGTGCAGTAGTGCTGCGACGCGGAGCGCTACGCGCAGGCGAAGGCTTTTTAGGGCTAAAATCCGGGGTCTTAACCAGCTCGGTCGTATCGACCAGCGCGGTGCGCAGCGGGGCTTCCTTGGCCACGCTAACCGCCTTGACGTCCTTGTCGGGCGAGCGGCGCGCAGCGGTCAGCCGCGCTTCGGCAGCCTTCTCGGCAGCACGGGTCTGGGTGCGGTCGGCACCGGTGCGCTTGGCATAGTCGTCGGCCATGTCAGCGAGGCGCTGGTTGCGCTTAGCTTCAGCTTCCTTCGAGGACTTACCCTTGGCGAGCGCCTTCTGGTAGTCCTTCTCAATGTCAGCCGCACGGCGGTCCCGCATGCGCTCAGCGCGCCCGCCTTCCGAGAACTTCTTCACCTTTTTCTTCTTGTCCGCCATCTCGAACTCCTTACCCACCGACTGGGAAACGCCGACCTTCTTGGCGAACTTGGGGCTGTTCGCCACTGCCCGCATGAACTTAGCCTGTTTGGCGCTGGTGCTGGGCATCAGCCTTTCCTCAACGCGTCGAGCTTGTCTTCGAGACGCTTGAAGGCGCTATCGAACCGCTCACCCAGCTTATCGACCGTGAAGTTCATCTCCGCACGGGTCACATGGTCCCGGGCGATCTCCTCGCGGGTCTTGTTGAGCAGGATCGTGATCCTGTCCAACTCGTCGAACTTGCCCTTAACCATGAAGCCAAGGACCGCGACGATACCGCTTAGAATGACGTTCCATACCATCATCTCCATGTCAGCAGTTCCACGCCCTCAGCGACTTATTGATCCGGCTGTTGGGGTCCTTGGCTGCCTTGGACCCGGTGTTCTTGGCCTTCATCCCCTTCATGCGCGCACAGAACGACTTCCGGCGAGCGGCGTCCTTCTTGGTTTTGGGGTTCGGCGCGGGAGGCTTGAGGTTCATCCCCTGCTTCTTGGCAGAGGCACGCCCCTTGGCGTTGAGGCCACCCTTAGGGTTCTTGCCTTCAGCACGCTGCCATGCAGGGGTCTTAGCCATTAGACCATCTTCCCCTTGGTCTTGCCTTTACGGGCGATGCCGTCCGCGCGGGCTGAGACCGAGCCGCCTTTCTTGAAGCGGA